AGCCTTTTCTTTTTTTATAGGAGAATCGCTAATAAATAACTATCTAAAAACAATAAACAAAATAATAAAGCACAATGAGCAACACCGTTTTAAATTACGCACAATTTCTTTTAGAGAAAAAAGCGATCAACCAGGAAATGGCAGATCTTCCTAAGGGTAAAGGTTCTAAATCTAACAAGTCAGTTAATGCTGAGATGAAAGAACTTCCTAAAGGTAAAGGTTCTAACTCAAATAAAACTGTTAAACCTGAAATGGCAAGTCTTCCTAAAGGTAAAGGTACAACTAGTACAAAAACAGTTGATACTAAAACTTCTAAATTGCCTACTAGCAAAGGTACGGCTTCTAATAAAGTAGTAGATTCTAAAATGGCGAAGATCGTTATTAAAGGAAATGCTATTAATAAGAAAGTTGAGCCTAGCATGGCTAAAATGCCTAAGTAATTAAAAAATCAATCTCGACCATGTCAGATAAAAATAAAAACAGACTAACTCCATTTAAACAGTTCGTAATTCAAGAGAATTCTATAAAGGATTTAGTTGGAAAATCAGACGACGAGGAATTGGATTTAGATGATGCACGTAGCATCGGAAAGAAAATTTCACGTATGAAGGGCGAAGATCGTAAGAAATTCGTAGGGATTGTCAATTTCATGGGAGCTTCATGCCGAATCTATAATGAGATTTGGGCAAATTACAAGCCAGTTGATCCAACTAAGAAAAAATCCAACCGCGGAAAAGAATTCCAAGGCGAAAAAGAAATAGGATAATAATTGAGCGCACAAGGAGTTATATCAGAATCACTAATTAGCTTTAACATAACTTGGAGTAATCCAGGGAAAGGTCAACAGTCTAAGTGGGATCAAACAAAGCAAGGAATCGAAATTCACGAGACTGACGTGTATCCTGATTTACAATATACGTCTGCCTATGCAGCTCCATTGTATGTTAAGTACACATCAGGGGCTCTACTCAATGATCTAATATCTGAAATCAATAAGATAATTGATGCACGAATTGCAAGTGAATCTAGTAAAAAGAATGAGGCTACTGAAGCTTTACCTCCTGGGCCAAATGCACCCAAACAGTTAGGGTCTGGAGAAGAGGAGGAAGAGGATGAAGAAACTCAAAAAGCTTTACCTCCTGGGCCAGACGCTCCTAAACAATTAGCAGGATACTCGCCTGGTGGTGACCTGGTTAAGGTAGAAGAACCTGGATTACCTGCGATTATTGATACTAAGCCTGAGGAAATTGATGTACCAGATGTGACGCCTGACGAAACTGCTGCAGTTAGCGACTATGCATACACAGTAGTAGTTAAAGGAGATCGTCTTAGATTTTTAGAAGGTCAGCAAGAAAGAGGAGCTTACTCTGCAGGGGTTAAGTTTCTATATCAAGTATCAAATAATCTATCAAAAGTAGTATCGGGAGAAACGATTGATAATAAAACTAAAATTTATGCAGAAATTTCAATGTCAGGTCTATTAGGCAGAACATTTAGAATGGAATTTCCAGAGTTTGACGAAAAGGAATTTAAGTTTGGTGGAAATTTGTTAGCTCAAATATTACCATCGATCGAATTAAGCTTTACGCCTGATCAAAATTCAGTATATTCAAAAGAGAAACCTGAATTAGATATAGCAGACGTTATTAAAGCAACAAATATTACACTGGGAAGTAAAACTACTTCTGAAATTAAGGCTTTACAAAAGCAAATACAAAAAGAAATTGAAGCAAGGGAACCTTCTCAATCAGAAGGATCATCCGATAAACAAGTTGCTTCGGACAAGAATAAATAACTAAAAAATAAGAGACAAGATGGCAGGTCTACCACATTTTAAAAACTCAACAGCCGGTCCTGGAAAGTACGAGCCGTTGTACCTTAATCAATTTGAGGTAATTATTACTCCTCCACCAGCAGTTGCTGGTAAAATAGGTTTCGGTAACAACTTAATGCTTGAACACGTTCTTAAGGTAACTAGTTTACCAGAGCTTGCAGGTTCAGGTTCAGCAGTAATTACGCAGAACTATAAATTCGCTCAAAGAACTTATGCTCCAGCTAAACCAGCTCAGACGTATCATCAGTTTAATATTGATTTTGAGGTTAACTTAAACAATAATAATGATATGTACATCTACAATGCACTAAGAGCATGGGCAGATTTAATTTACGATCCATTAACTGGTCGTCAAGGTTTAAAAGTTGACTACGCGGATGCCAGCATTCAAGTAACGCAATTTAATAGAGCTGGTGTAATTTACAGAGACTTTATGTTCTCACCAGTATTCATTGGACCAAATAAATTAACTGAAACTGCACTAGATTACGCAGGAGACGGTATTTATAAACTAACCGCACAATTCACAGCGGATATGTACACTGAATCTAGAATCGGACAATAAAAAAATCATCGCTAACTGACTATGGACATGTTTAACGTAAAACGCAGAGATAATCCTTCTATGGATCGATACAGTGACTTGAAGAAGCCTGCATTCGGAGGTCCCAAAGAGAAGGAAGACTTTGATAAATCAAAAAGAAAATCACTTGATGGATACCAACGAGTAGTCGACAGAAATGCCGATTTTGAAGGTGGAAAATTCAATCATAATTATGACACGACGTGGAAAGCAGTAACTCGTGACTTAATCTCAAGAACTGCTAAGAAAAAACCATTTGACCCTATGTACGCAAAACCAACAATCGCAACAGTTGACGCTGTTGAAGAAGGAAAAATTAAACGTTTCGAACAATTCGTAAACGAAAATGAAGGCTATAACATGTTCGCAGAAGCTGAAGAGGAAGCTCCAGAAATGGAAGAGACTCCAGAAGAAGGAGCAGAAGTAGAAGAAATTGAAGTAGACGAAGAGCAATTAGAAAATCTAATGGCTGATTTCGGAGAAGATCTTGAAGCTATGATCGAAGATATCGCTGAAAAGATGGAAATTGAAAAAGAAGAAGTTTGCAATCTACTTTGTGCAGCTGTTAAAAAACTTTGTTTAGAAGAAGAATCTGAAGAAGGTGAAGAAGACGAGAACGAAGAAGAAGAGAACGAAGAAGAAGACGAAATGATGTAATTCTTTAGAAACTTAATAAAAAAGAAAAGGGACTTTATAGTCCCTTTTTTATTGTTTCAACTCCAGTTAATTCTCCAATTTCAAGATCCCCATCTATTAATTGAGGGATAAACTCTACTGACTGATACGCAGTATTTAGGAATTTTATAGCATTATTTACGCTACTTGCACTAAGTCCAGAATTAACGTAAATGATTCTATTGTATTTACGGTTTCTAACGTTAATTGCTTTATCGATTAATTTCTTAATCTCATAATTAATTAGGAACGATTGGATCTTATTTGGCACAAGAATTTCCTGTTCAAATTTCTCCTTGATTATTTTATTTACGTTTAGTAAATAATCGCATTTCTGCTTCTTACTAAAGGTTTGAATAAATTGTTTTTGGTCTTTTACGAAAACGATTTCAAGTCTTCTGTCATCTGTATCAATCATATTGAATCTAGGCTGATTTTTTTAACGTCTACCCCGGCTCTTCTTAAAAAATCAAGTCCAGCAATATCTCGATATTCCTCTAGATAAACAACTTTTTTTATTCCAGCTTGAAGTATTAATTTACTGCAATCTGTACATGGGGAGTAAGTTATGTATAAGGTCGATCCATCGCAACTTTGAGTAGATTTAGCAACTTTAGCTAAAGCATTAGACTCTGCGTGTAGAACGTACCATTTTGTTTTGTATTCTCTAAATGAACCGTCTTCGTTCATTACGGCCTCTTCGCATTCATTTTCAAATCCAGAAGGAGTACCATTGAATCCATCTGCAATAATCGTGTTATTCTTAACAATTAATGCTCCAACTTTTTTACGAGTTGCATGAGATAATTCTGCCCAAACTTGGGCCATTTTGATGTAGGCGACATCAACCTTATGTTGCCTCTGTACGGATAGTGAGTTAGTAGTTGACATTTCCTTGAGATTTTTCAAATATCCATTTCAAAAGGTCTTCGCCATTTTGAAAAATTAGGACATCGTCTGTATGTTTATTAATAGAATCAAATAGTATTTCAAAATCTTTACTAGGAGTTCCGTCTATTTCGATTAAATCAGATACGATAGCTGGTAAAGTTACTGGTGAAAATTCATTTTGTAACATGTAGCCAGCTAGATCGTAGTGTCTATCGTAAACATGATATGAATTAGCGACATGAGTATACGATCCTAATTCCAATTCTGGATAGAATTGCTTAAGATGAGAATGGATTTGCATTTGTAGAGAACAGAAGAAAGCAACATCAGTTGGTGTACCCCATACTGCATCGTTACTTCTCATGAAAACACTCATGTAAAGTTTATTATTTCGAATATGAAGATTTGCGTACATAGTACAAACAAAATCTTTATTTGAAAAATGCTGGTGAACTGGTTTATTGAAGTGCAGAACTGCTTGGCGAGTGTTCGAATCGTTCATTAGGCTTTGAATTGCCCATTGATACTGAGTCAAATCATGAGAGTTTGTCTCTTTAAAGATTAGATTACCGTAAGCAGAGTTTGCGGTGCCGTCTGTGTTCTGAATTGTTTCCCAGAATTTAGCCCATTTTGAAATAAACGCTACATCATTACGACCCATGTAATACCATAGGAATTCAGCTGCAATGTATTTCATTTGCGAACTTCTAGCCTGATTTAGGTATAGGCATTGAGTTGGATCTTCGACTTCGAGTGCAACATCTAGTAATTCTTTACTGGTAGTTCCTCTAGCGTTATTCACAAGACCGTTAGCCATTAAATACTTAATGGAGTCTTCATAGCATGAAGCGAAAGTCTTTCCTTTAAATGTAATCATATTAATTGTGTTAAACTAGTAACTATAATACTCAAAAAAAGGAAAAAGGTTAACTATACAATAGCTAAATCTGAAAAATGGTCAGTATTTTCAACCTGGATCTTAGTATCGAAGTATTCTTCAGGTAATGGATCATGCGAGATAACAAACACGGTCATATTATACTTCTTTGAGAAAGTTTTTAAGAGGTCAACTACTCTAAAAATAGAGTCTACGTCAAGAGAAGAAAATACTTCGTCTAAGAATAACACGTTTACTTTATTATGTTTAAGTTTAATAAGTTCAAGTATACAAAGCAGAACGATTAAGTTCATTTTCTTTTGTTCTCCA